GTCGGCGGCGAGGTCGGCGTGGTCGTCGGCGGGGTCGTCGGCGTGGTCGGCGGGGTCGGCGGGGTCGGCGGCTATCAAAAAAATACAAAACTATTTCACTAAATTAGTTAAGGAATTAAAGGAAATATGAATTATTATGGTTCATACGATTTCAATGCTGGACGGTCTGTTAAGGACAAAGCGTTCAGTTTCCTTATTGGGTGTTGTACGGTGGCTATTTGTTTTGTTATTGGATTTGAAACAGCCAAGAATGTAGTAGGTTGGGTAAATAAAGAACCGGTAGTATCACCGATAGCAGGTGAATCAGGAAGGATGAGGTAGATATGAAAAAAATAGAACCATTTGAATTACAACATATTAACCGTAGAAAGAAATGTTTAGCTTGTGAAAAGATGTATTTGATTACGATAAAAACTTTAGAAAAGCAAGTAGAAGTTTTAACTGAAATGTTGAGAATGGAGCATTTGAATAAACCAATAATATTTAAGGTTACAAAAGGAATGAAATTTATTAACTCTACCCTAAAATAACATAACTATGTCAATCGCTCATGATAATTTTATCAAACAACAGCAGACAGGGTGCGGATGTAACTGCGGCTGTATTGTCTTTCTGATGATAGTGGTATTTATTTGTGGGGTGATTATAGGGAGGTTTATATGAATGATTTAAGGGAAAAAATAAAGAAAATTATATTTAATGAACTTATCGCTGAAAGCAATTTCAGAAACGGAGTTACTAAAACTATAGACCAAAATAGAGGGGTTGATGCCATTCTCAAAGCAGTTGATAGAGCGTTGCCTAAAAAAAAGAAATATATTGCAGATCCAGAAATTGATTCATTAGTTGGATATACGAATGGTTTTAATGACTGTCTATCTATAATCCATCAACTATTAAGGGGATGAAAATAAAAAGGGGTGATTATAGGGAGATTATGAAAGACGAAAAGTAATCCAAACTATTCCCTCTTGAGGGAGAAAAATATGAAAAAGAATTGGTATTACGAAACACTATGTCATTGTTGCGGAAAAGTTAATGGCTGGTTACTTACCGTAAATCATGAACAAGGTGAAGAAGCTAAAAAAATGGTTAATAATCATAAAGTTTATTCAAGTGAATATCCATTTGATATTAGAAATTGTAATCATTGTCATAAAGAGACTAGGCAGGAACGAGTGTCTTGGTATTCTAAAAAAATTAAAAAGTTAGTTTAACCCCTCTCACAAGAGGAAAGGGAAGGTACTATGAAAAATTTTATATCACCAGAAGAACGAAACAAACCAATAATCATGGCAGACGGAACGAAGATTAAACTTAGTGATTTAAAAGGTAAAGTTAAAACATCAAATAGGATTGCTCCATTTATCGGCAATCGTTGGAAAAATAAAAATTAAATAGTCCCTTACACAATGAGAGTATGAAATTAAAAATTGATATGCACGCAACAAAAGACTTAAAAGATAGAATTATATTATTCTATCCGCATAAAATGAAAATAGATAAATTACCGTTAAATCAACTGGCAATGCTTGACTGGTTTAGGGAATCATTAGGTATTAAACGGAAAAAATGGTGGGAGTTTTGGAAAGTTGGGAGGTAATATGTACATCAAAAAATTTCTTAAACATGCATCCTTTGCTTGGGATACCGATTTGCATCTGTTATCGGTCAGTACATCCGATTTTGATACATGGGTCAGACTTAACCGTAGTCAGATGTTTTCATTGTGTCGTTTTATTATTCGTATCGCGCAACGTGCGGGAAGGAGGAAACATGGCAAAACTATTGCCAGCCAGTAAGTTTGTAGTGATTGAGCCGACCAAGTATGAGGGGAATGGCATCATCGATGTCGTCACCAAAGAACAACCTACTCTCGGTCGGGTATTGGAGATAGGTAAGGGAGTCCGGCCTGTATCTATGAAGATAGGGGATATTATTGCATATCGCCAGTACGGTCAGTCTAAGTTTATTCTTAATCTTAAAGATGTGTATTTCGTTGGTTTTGCCGATATTCTCGGCGTAGTAAAGGAGAATTAATTATGAAAAAAGTTCTGGCTTTCAGAAAAGACGCCCGCGAGAAACTGTTCAAAGGTGTCGAGATGTTGAATGATGCGGTCACCACCACTCTTGGCCCTAAGGGGAGAAATGTGGCGATTGAGCGGACGTGGGGAGTTCCGATTATCGTTCATGACGGTGTTACGGTTTCCCGTGAGGTGGCTCATGATGATCCATTGATCAATATGGGGATTAACCTTGTTAAGATGTCTGCCCAGAAGACCAATGAGGAGGCCGGGGACGGCACCACTACGGCTACGCTTCTGGCCTATGAGATCGTCAAGCGCGGCATGGAGTATTTATCTCTGGATGTTAATCCGATGGTGCTCCGTGATGAGATTTACGCGGCTCTCCCGGTAATTTTGGAGGCTCTTGCTAAGTTGTCTAAACCTGTCAAAAACCGGGAGCAGATTGCCCGGATTGCTTTTATCTCAGCCGCCAATGAGGAGATCGGCCGGTTAGTTGCCGAGGCTCTCGACAAAGTCGGCAAGGATGGCATGGTTACGGTTGAAGAGGGTAAGGGGTTGAATACCGAGGTGGAGTACACCGAGGGCATGGAGTTCCACCGGGGCTATCTCTCTCCGTATTTCATTACCAGTGAACAGCGGATGGAGGCGGTCGTGGTTAATCCGGTGATTGCTGTCGTTAACAAGAAACTATCCCTGATCAATGAGATCGTGCCTTTGCTTGAGGCAATGGCTAAGGTCAGCAAGGACATCGTGGTCATCGGTACGGATATTTCCGGGGATGCTCTGGCAACACTCGCTGCCAACAAAATGAAAGGCAACATCAATTCTCTGGCCGTGGCTGTGCCTCCGGCGCAGAAGGAGGATTATCTGGATGATATTGCTGTTCTTACGGGAGCTAGGGTTATCAGTGATTCGGCCAATATCGATGTAGCTCATGATTCATCTTGGATGGGCCGGGCGGACAAGGTTGTGGCCGACCGTGATTCCACCGTGATTATCAACGGCAAAGGTGACAAGAAAGCGGTCGAGGCTAGGATTGCGGCACTCCGTTCTCAGATTAAGGCCGAGAAGTCCGAGTTCCGGCAGGAACAGCTGGAAGAGCGGCTGGCTAAATTGTCTACCGGTGTGGCCGTGGTTAAGGTCGGGGCCAAGACCGAGCTGGATATGCGGGAGAAGGTTGAGCGGGTCAAGGATGCGGTCGGAGCTGCTGAGGCTGCACGTGAGGAGGGAGTTGTGGCCGGGGGTGGAGTTACTTTCCTCAGGTTGGCTAAGACTCTTACGAGGGATACGATGGGCTCTAAGCTGCTCTACGATGTGTTTCATGCGCCTACCCTGAAGTTACTGGCTAATGCCGGGGAATCGGTCAAGAAAGCGGAGTCGATTGTCGTTCAGCTGGAGAGTGGAGCGGACAATGTAGGCTATGAGGTCAATTCCGGCAGGATTATTGATTTAGTCGAGGCTGGTATTATCGATCCGGCCAAGGTTATCCGCTTGTGCATCGAGAATGCGGTGGCGGTCGGAACTTCAATTCTCACGACAGATGCCCTGATCGGGATCGTGCCTGAGAAGAAGGAGGAAAGATGAAAGTTATTGGCGTGATTGTCTTGGATGATGACGGGCAGTACAAAATGCTGCCCGGCGAGGCTAGTGTAACAGTAAGACCCGGTCCATCCGGCATCATTACTCCTGATTCTCCTGAGGATATCAAAATCAGGAAGGAAGCGGATGCTGCCAAGAATGCTACACTTGATAACGTTCTTAAGAAAGGGAGGGGAAATGAATAAACTAAAATGGTATGACGATTGGGAAAGTGGGTGGAAAGATGATAAAGGTAAAAGAGTATTTTATTTCAAATTGCCTAATTCAAACGGAGATTTTAAGTGTATTAAATTTAGAGAGGGTCAGCATAATTGGAAAATAATGGAAGCATTGCATAGTGTTGCTGATTCAGCTTTAACAGAACTTGGAAATATTAAATAAAATTATATGTATGAAATTAAATGTCCACGATGTAGGCACGAAAAAGCTATTATCAGTCCAACCTACGGTGTTTTGCCGGGACCAAGATGTCAGGCGGATGATGCGCACGTGGTTATCAAGCAAGGCAGGGTCATGCATCTTCGCCGGAGCCATCGAATCCAAGAGCAACGGGATAAACATGCGGCAGACTTATTACAGCCTTGGGATGGTAATCGGGCTAATCCCGATTATTTTAAGAATCATCCTGAGCAAGTTGATGACTATAACGTCAGAAAGGAGCTAGAGCATATATGAAAATCTTTATGATCGTTCCTAAGCTTACGTTTGCTTCAGGTGAAGCCGCTCTCCGGCCTAAATGGTGGTGGAGAAAGGTTTACACCGGGCATACGTCTGATCTGTATGTGTTGGTCGGTTTTCATTTATTTATTAAGTTTATTCTCTGGAGGAAGAATTATGCTCAAAAAAAAGCGCAGGCTAAATAATAAAGAGGTTGATTCATTACGCGCTATCTTGGTGTCTGTTCCCAAAGGTTCGAGGATCGGAGTCCGCGCTCTTGCCCGGCATTTCGGTTGTAGCCGGATTTTCGTCAAGCGTGCCGTTGAGGAGCTGGATCGCCAGCCGTCTGTTATTGAGACTAATTTGGGTTCACCTGTTAAAATAGAACCATTCACTACAGAGGAGGATCATGGCTGAAGAACGACAGATTCCGGTGACCAAGAAACAGAAACAGGCTGTGGAGAATATGCTCTCCGGCAAGTTCAAGAGTAAGTCTGCGGCTCTGCAGGCGGCGGGCTATACCGGCGGTGAGGCTGGTTCTCCGGCTAGATTCATGCAGGCTACCGGCGTGCGTCAGTATCTTAAGCGGATCGGCAAGAAGGCTAAGAAATTGTTTAAGATGAAGCTGGAGGATAAGGTGATGCAGGTTTACATGGAGGGCCTGAATGCCGATAAGCCGTTCGGTAAGGACGCTATCATGGCCGCCGATCATCCTACCCGCAAGATGTTTGCCGATCGTTTTTCCGAGTTCTTTGGCTGGACTACCGAGGCTCCTGCAACTGCGCCTGTCCAGACCCAGAATAATTTCTTTATGGTAGCCAAGGAGGAGCAGAAGGAATTTAACGGCAAGTTTAAGGATTTCCTGCGTGGTTTCTATAGTCCGGAGCAGAAATGAGCACCGGTGCGGTATACAAATGCGTGCCTAGCTTCATCCCACTTCTATGGGATAAGCCTCCAAGCATCGGACAGCAACCGTCGGCTCAGCGTACATTTGCGCGTTGGCTGATACCGGTGCTCCTTTCTGCTTCTTGATTAAAGGTTTTATTTAAGGTTAAATACGGGGTATGGATGATTCTATCAAGGTATTTGGCTGTTGGTTGATTGTAGCTTTATCTGTCTTTTCTATATGGTTAAGCTGGTTTTAAATTCCTGCGTGCGTGCCCTGTGTGCTGTCTGTGATGGTATTCTGACTGTTATCGGTTATACTTTCTGTGCTCTCCTGATGCTCTGGTGTGCCGGGATGGTTCTGGTTGGATTCGGGATCGGCTTCCTTTATTTATTCGGTTGGCCGCTGTTATTTATCCGCTAAATTACTATATCGGGCAATATCCTATCGGACCTTGACTCTATTTTATGGCTATGTTACGCTTCGTTTGCTGTTAGATTGGAGGTGATTTTTTATGTATGAGGATTATTCGTTTGTTCTTGAATGGTCGGATCTCCCTGATGGTTTGCGTGAGGAGAAAATAGATACCTATATTACCCGCGGGTTTGAGGCTCATGATTACGATGAGGGTCGTACTCTGGCTGAGATTCTGGAGGATTCCGATGTCCGGCGTGATGCTGATCGCCAAATATCAGCGCGTTTTCCGATGTATTTCTGATATCGTATTGTCTGTTTGATTGGAGGTATTTATGTTAGCTTTTTCTGGTATTTCTGCGTCTGCTCTGGCTGATCGCATCTGGGAGTATGAGTATTATGGCAACGGGTATTCTTCCTGCTCCGGCGTGGATCTGACCGTCACCAATGTCCGGGTGTTTCAGGAGGCTGGGGTGGCTATGGCTGATGTTGTTGTTGAGAATCGGGATTTCGGCGACGGGCGTGCTGTCGTCGAGCGTTATTCTGATTGCCGTTATCCTATTGATGCTCTGTTGGATCTGGGAGGTGGCATATGAGAGGCGTGCGTTTCCTGTTCTTAGTTGATCTTGCTGGGAGGTTCAGTTTCCTTCCGGCTCATGTTTATCGTGACCGCTATCACCTGAATTCTGAGGATTGGAATAGGCTCGGCGTGTTCCCTGTGGTCATGTCCGTGCGTGTTCCGCGGGGTGTGTGTCCTGATGTCCTGCAGGGTATTTGTTATCGGTGGGCGTTCCGTCATTATGATTGTTAGTCTGGAGGTGATTCTTTATGCGTGCTTTATCGTCTGTGTTGTTGTTCCGTGTGCGTTATGGTTTTCTCAATTTCCGGTTGCTCCGTGTGGCTTGGCGCGGGTTCCGGCCGTTGTTCTGTTCATTTGTCTGGGGTTTTGATTTCGGTGTTCTCGCGGTGTTAGTTATAACGACATCGCTTAGCATGATCCTATAGGACTTGACTTGTGGCTGGTTCAGAGTTATTCTGCGATTGCTGTGTTAGATTGGAGGTGAAAAATTATGATAATTCAAACTTTTGCTGAATCTCAGGTTAAAGAGGTTCCTCGTCTTAAAGACGAGGTTGCTGGTTCCGCTAATGTTCTGGCGTTGTTCGAGAAAGAATATCCAAATCAGGTTGCTGAAATCGCCGAGCTTAAATCGCGCCTGCAGTTTTTTAAGGATATGCTGTTCTGGGTCGAACATTATCGGCGCGTTTAGTTCCTTGGGTGTGCACCCAAAATCCGCTCCTTCTGGCTTTTCCGGGGGAGCGGGTTCTTTTGGGTGGATCGGTTGGTTTCCCGCGATTTCCGGCAGGGTTTGTTTTGATTTCATTGTGTTCTGTTCCTACTTCTCTCTCCTTTATCCCTCTTTCTCTCTCTGTCTGTGTCCGGTTTTTGTGGCTTGGTCTTGGTTGTGGGGTCTGTGGCTTGATTGAGAGGTATGTACGCGCCATCTCGCTCTTTTTGAGCCATCGTAGGGCATCGTAGGGGCTTGTACAAACGCTGTTATAAGGACATTGTGCCTGCGCTCCTTGTTCTGTGGTCGTTTGGGGCGTTGTTGTCAGCTGGACGTCGCACTATCACTGTTGTGCGACCTGTGTGCTTGTGCTCTGCGTTGCTCTTTATGCTGTCTGTACGCTCTATAGCCGGATTGTGCTTGCCCCGGCGGGTATGTTGTTGTTACTAGGGGATACTATATGTTTATCTTATTGGGGTGCTCCGTCTGTGTTGTTCTTCCTGTCCGGGTCGGGGGTGGCAGGGGCGAATGGGTCCCATCCAGAAAAAGGTTCCTACTCCCATCCTCCCAGATACTTTGCGTCAATCTGACACATCCCCTTAAAGTATTGTAATAACGCTCCAAACCCATTACCACCCACAGCCTTTTGTAAATTTTTTCCGGGATTTTGCGTCAAAAAGACGCAGTTTTACTTGACTTTTGATTATACCTGTGTCAAAATGACGCAAGTATGAGATATACTTTACGTATCCCGGATGAGTATTTGGAGCGTATTAAAGATGAAATCAAGAATGAAGGGTATACTTCTGCCACTGATCTGCTTTTAGACCTCTTAAGACATCACTTCGATAAGCTGCGTCAAAATGACACACATCATGAAATTCCGGTTAAGCCGAAAATTATCAAGACGGTTGAGGATCTGAAAGATGTGATGCCGGTGGAGAAAATAGTTACGGAAATACCGACACCTCACCCTAACGGAGTTGTAAAAGATGAGATGACTATCAAGTCTAATTTCAATCTAAGATGTACTATCTGTCAGAACAGGAAACCCGGTGTTCATCCGGTTGAATACTTACATGACGGGGAGAAGACTACGGACATGATGTGTCCTGCGTGTGCTGCCAGAATCCCTGCTGATTTGAGGATTAACCGGAATATTAATATAGACCGGCCCCGATTACAGGAACCCATTGATCTTTCCAAGGAATTCCACCCTGTTCCGATTAAAATGAAACCTAAGGATCAGAAGAAGAAATATGGATTTAGATAGAGCCAGTGCGTTCAATGCTATCGCGTGGATCTTGAATAATAAGATCGTCAACGAGAACGGTTCCCTGATTGAGTTTAAAGACCATATGTTTTTGGTGGACCCTTATATGGACACTACCCCAAGACAAGTGGTGGAGAAGTGTTCCCAGATCGGATGGAGTACCCTTGCTATCCTCAGGTCTTTCCATTTATGCAGATACGCCGGGGCAAATATCATCCACACCTTCCCTTCACGTAATATGGCAAAGGACTTTGTCATCCCCAAGGTTAATCCTCTGATTTCCGGTAATCCGGTCATTTCCAAGATGATCGGGGTGGACTCGGTTTCGCTTAAACAGGTGGGGAAACGCTACATATATTATAGGGGATGTTTTGACACAGATACGAAAATATTGACTTTCAAAGGATGGGAAAATTGTGAGACTATTCATACGGGAGATGAAATTGTGACGGTTAATATTGAGACTGAGGAGTTGGAACTTAAAAAAGTTAAGAAAATTTTTACATACCGCGCTTCAGAAGATTTGATATCTTTTACGAACCGGACTCTTGATATGATGGTGACTGATAATCATCGGTGTCTGGTCAGAAAATCGTTTAACGGGAAGATGAAAATTGAAAGAGCCGATGAAATCAGGGAATTATCAAATGTCAGGATTCCCATTGCTGCCCGTCCATATCAATCGAAAGGAATTACCGAAAGTAATGCGTTCTGTAAGATTTTAGGATGGGTTATCGGTGATGGGACATATTGGACCGAACGGTACAAAAATAGGTTTATAAAGAAAGATGGGACAAAGACGGATAAAACGTGGGAATATCAACGGGTATGTATTATACAGAAGAATCATAAACAACAACTTATTAAAGACTTGAAACGTGCGGGAATAGGATATTATATAAAAGACAATGGTGTATGTGAAGGATTTGAGTTATCGCGTAAGGACTGTAAGAAAATACGTTCCTATATGCCGGATAAGAAATTGACACTTCTGTTAATCTATTCATTCTCCTATACGCAGAGAGTGTCGCTTTATGAAGGATTGATGCTTGCTGAAGCACACAAATTGAATTTTTACCAAAAGGATTACCAGACATCGGACAACTTCCGCATCCTGTGTTTTCTTATAGGAAAAAATAGCGGGATCTATAAACGGCAGATGGTTACTAAGTTTTCTCATGGGAAAATTGCTATAGATTATATGACCCATGTGAAATCTGATCGGAACGCTTTTAAGTTTAAGATTAAGAAAGTTCCGTATACAGGAAAAGTATGGTGTGTTGAAACGGAAAACGGGACAGTTGTTGCTAAAAAGAATGAGAAGATATTTTTGAGTGGAAACAGTTATGAAGAGCAAGAAGCGATAAGTATATCCGCACACATCCTCATCAATGACGAGTTCGACAGAAGTAACCAGAACGTCTTGAAAATCTACCGGAGCCGTCTTGATGATGCCAAGCGGGAGATGCCTGATTTGGGGTGGGAGTGGCAGTTCAGTAATCCTTCCATTCCGGGGGCGGGAGTTGATGTCCTTTGGCAGAAGTCCGATCAGAAGCACTGGTTTGTCAAATGCCCGCATTGTAATTACGACTGGTATCTTACTTTCCCCGAGAACATCGATTTTGACCACCAGTGCCGGATCTGTGCCAAGTGCCACAATATACTGGACCGGGAGAGCTTGAGGGCCGGTAGGTGGGTCAACAAGGTGAAGAGCGACATCTCGGGTTACTGGATTTCACAGTTGTTCGTTCCGTGGATACCGGCTTCCGACATCATCGACGATTCACAGGGGGATCAGGATGTGTTCCATAATTTCACTTTAGGGCTTCCGTATGTTTCCAAGGACATCTCCGTCACCCGCGAGGCGATCATCAAATGCATCTCCCCGGGGTATAATCCGCGGACTGATGTTGCTATCGGAGTGGACAATGGGGTTATCAAGCATTACGTCATCGGTAACAGGTATGGGATTTTCGAGGTAGGCAAGACAGATGATTGGGACTTTATCGAGAATATGCGAAATCGTTATGCCGCTACGATGGTGATTGATTCCATGCCCTACCCCAACACTCCGGGCAAGCTTGCCAGAAAATATCCCGGCAAGGTGTTTGTCCATTATTACCAGCCTGACAAGAAGAATATCGGGGTTATCCGGTGGGAACAGTATGAGGTAAAGAGTGACCGGACCAAGATTATCGACTCCGTAGTTGCCGAGATCAATTCCATGGATCTCACTTTTAATATGACTGAACACGCACTCGAGGAATACATTGCCCATTGGAAGTCCGTGTACCGGGTTATCTTGGATACGCCGCAGGGCATTAAGCGGCCGAGTTGGGAGACCATTGAGGGTAAGGATGACCATTTTGCCCATGCTACCGTCTACTGGCGGATCGCATTGGAACGGACTTTAGGGCAGGGCGGTATTGTTAGGAGTAGACCGCCTTTAAAACCGGCCGGCGGACATAGTTCTGTTTCCCCGGACTCTACCGTTCCTGCCCTGAATCTGGATGAAGTGGCCCGCCGGGCAACTGTTCCCCGAAAGAACTGGAAAACAACATGAATGAATTTCGATCAGTCGCCGTCTTTTTAGGAAGGCGGAATGATAATATACTCAAAAACTTCCGTTGTATCAACTGCGGAAAGATCGTATTCCAGTACCGTGGTTTTGAGGTTACATTGGTTTATGATGACGAGATTTCCGAAGATGAGGGGCCATCGGTTGATCCGATGTGCGCTAGGTGCAAGGTCATCTACAAGATATTCTGATATGGTATAATTTAGATATGCCTAACTTTACCGATACCGGCAGTACGGTCGACTCCATTCAGGAATCCTCGGTCAATCTGGAGGGAATTACTCCCAACCTCGACGATGAGACCCTGCTCCGGGTTATCGGGACAAGGATTGACAACGGTAAGAAATTCTATGATACCAACCTCAATTTAACTTCCAACCGTGAGGACAATGAAAAGAGATGGATGAACCGCAACTTAGAGGTCGGATCTCGGGAGAACCTTTATGACTTCCAAGTTCCTTACAAGGATAACCGGATTTTTGTATCGGTCGAGACTCTGGTTGCCAACACCATCGGCAACATCCCTGTTCCGGTTGTCACCGAGTCGGATGATACTGACGCTTCACGCGAGCTGGCTGACAATTACGGTAAAGTTCTGCGCACTAAAGCCGAAGAACTGATGATCAAATCCAAATTACAGATGGTAGCCCGGCATTTACTCATGGGATATAGGACCGGAGTTATGAAGGCTTGGTGGGATTTCACTTCAGGCAGACTCAAGGATGACGGCACCATGACCGGGGATATCGCGGTCAATTGGGTCCGGCCCCACAAGATTATCATTGACGCTGACGCTACAGATATTTTTGACATTCCTCTTGTTGCCGAGTACCTCTCGGAGAGTGTGGAAGAATTGGGGATAAAGTTTCCCGACAAGAAGGACGCTATCTTGAGGGCCGCCGGGGGGAAGAGTGAACTCGACATCCTCGGAAAGAAGCTTACTTATCCCGAGGTGTGGTATACATATTATAAGGAAGGGCAGAAAAGGGAAGGTGTCTGCTGGAAGTACGAGTCCACTATTTTCGGGACCGGGGACAATCCTTATTATAATTACGAGACTTCCGACGATAAGACCAACTTTTTCCGTCATCCCCGGAAGCCTTATATATTCTTCAACTTTTTATCTATCGGCCGGTGGGTTTATGATGACACATCGCTCACTGAGCAAGCTGCGGAATTGCAGGATGTCTTGGAGAAGAGAGGCCGCCAGATCGTGGAGAATGCCGATCAGGCCAATTCATCCAAGGTCTGGAATACCCAGATGATTTCCGCTACCGAGGTGCAGAAGTATGTCAATGATCCCAGTCAGAATATCATGGTCAATGGTGATGTCAGGATGGCTTTTGCCCGGGTTCAACCTCCGCTTCTCCCTTCCTACGTTCTGGAGGATAAGTTTGACGCTAGGACCGAGATTGACAATATTTTCGGCACACATGCTCCACTCCGCGGCGAGAAGACTACCGCTCCCACATTAGGGCAGGAGGTCATGAGTCAGAGGTCAGACCTCGGACGGATGCAGCAGTTATCCGAGTCCATCGAGGCCGGGGCAGTTGAAGTCTACAAATACATGACACAGTTATATAAGGTATTCGGCACAGAGGAGGATCTAGTCCAGTATACTTCTCCTACGGGGGATACCACTTTCGTGCAGTTTTCGGGGGATAAGATTGAGGACGGGGTTAAGATTACCATTCAGGCGGGATCGATGACGCCGGACAACAAGTCCACTGACAAGACCGAGGCGATAGAGCTGGCCAAACTCGGTTCCCGGATCGATCCCTTAACTTTTGCCGAGAAATGGCACTTGCCTAATCCGAGGGAGTTTGCCAAGAGACTGGTCTATTTCATGTGGATGCCGGACAAATATATGGCCGATATTTTAGGAGAGGGGCCTACGGGTCAGGATCAGAGCGCACAGTCTGACATTCAGAGGGTCAACGCCGGGGAGAGTGTTCCCCCGCCCCAGAGTCCTTCCAAGGAGTATATCGCCACTTACGGGGCATTTGTGAGATCCCCGCAGTTTAAGCAGTTAGATCCTGAGGTACAGAGATTACACGTTGAACACCTCAAGGCAGTATTGGCAGCCGGTAAGACGGCTTTGGGAGTTAAACCTCAGGCAGCACCACCTACTGCTCCGCAACCGGGGCAGGGAGCATCGGGGATGGGATTCATGGATAAACTTAAGGGATTATTCGGCGGCGGGAAATAGACGTTTATTGTACCCATATGATATACTATTAACAGAGGTACATTAGACCCACTAGTTAGAAAGTGGGTTTTTTTTGTATAAAAATATGGTATTTTCAGAAAGGGTTACAGGTATAACCCAAGACAAAATCCTTCCGAAAGCGATAGACACGATTTTGGGGGATAATTTCATTACGTTTCGTATTATGTCTAATGCCCAAAAATGGGTCGGGCATCAGCTCCGCAGACCCATAAAGATCTCCAAAAGTACGCTTGGAGGTTCGTTCTCCGGTTTGGATACTCATAGTACGGCAACCGTGAATACACGGGTGACCGCTTACTTTGATTTGCGTGGTTATGAAGCTCCCATTGCCATTCCCGGCATGGAGAAAGCCGTTAACCGCACCGAAGCGGAAGTCATCAATTTAGTGCGTATTGAAACCGAAAGTGCTCAGGAGGATGCTCTTGACGATCTGGGTACCATGCTTTATGCAGACGGCACCGGAAATTCCGATAAGGATTTCTTGGGACTTGATGCATTGGCAGACGATGGAACAGCAGTCGACACTCTGGGAGGCTTATCCCGGACCACTTACGCCACATGGAAGGGTACACACACTTCCTCAGGCGGAACGTTGGATCTGGACAAGATGGCCACTCTGACTGCAGCCGTATCCGGCGGATCAGCAGTCAGGCAACGCCCGACAGCATTCGTTTCAGATCAGACCGTCTGGGATCTGTATGAGACATTCTTAAGTCCGGCGGTAGTTGCTAACTACAACGCCAACGGATTCCCGGTAGTCACCCGGACATCCAAGGGAGCTATCAGATCAGCTGAACTCGGCGGGAACGCCGGATTCACATCACTCACCTATCGGGGTATCCCGTGGGTAGCTGATGAAAAATCGACCGCCTATACGGTCTGGGCAATCAATGAGAACTACCTGCAATGGTACGGACTCAATGATCCTGACCTGAAGCCGATCAGTTTAGGTGAGGGAGAGATTGATGGAGTCTACAGTGAGATTCCTTCCAAAAACGTAGGATTCCAATGGACTGGGTTTATGCGCCCGATCAACCAATACGGTGAAGTCGCCCACATATACCTATTAGGTAACGCAGTTTCTTGGAACCCGAAACGGCTTGGCCGTTTGGATGCTATTACTGGAGTTTAATATTTCTTAAAAGGAGGAATATATGAAAGCATTTGGAGGAGCACCGGTCATTTACGATCTTGACGCTTTTTCCGAGAGTCAATATCAGCAACACGCGCTTGGTGCACGCGGAGAGACAGGAGACGGACGGGTTTTCCGATATGCCCAGATGGGTGAGGCAGTGTCCATTGGACACTTAACCCAATCACCGGCTATTGATACGGCTACCATTACGATGGCAGTTACAACTGCTGCAGCTATAGGGGCTAAGCAGATCGTATTCACGCACGGAGCTACAACCTCCGCTGCCAATGAATATGCCGAGGGGTATGCTACCATTTCTTACGCCACAGGCGTAGGACAGACTCTTAAAGTCGCATCCCATCTGGCATTTACATCGGCACAGACCGGTTGTATCGTCAAGCTGGAAGATCCGTTGCAGGTCGCAATTGACACCACTTCCAAACTGGATCTGGCTCATAATCCGTGGAATGGAGTCCTGATGGACACATCGCTGGTGACAGTTCCGACCGGGGCAGCCCTGCGGACTTTCACTTCAGCCTATTATGGCTGGCTGCAGACCAGAGGGGTTTGCGGAATCATGTCCGATGCGACTATCGCAGCAGGATATGCGTTTGGATTTGATGCCAGCGCAGCGGGTGAGATAGATGTTCCTGCTAATGACTTGCAGCAATTCGTAGTTGGAAATGCTATCCAAGCCGGAGCACAGAACTACTATCATCAGGTGTATTTGACAATTGACTGAAATTAAAAGTTTTACTATCGCCGTTGACGAGCAAAATTCAGGACGGAATAAGTGCAAAGGGTAGTTTTTGAAAGGCTCTCTTTGCGGGGAGCCTTTCTCGTAGGAGGTGATATACATGGAAAAGTCTAAGGACGCTCCGGTTAAAAAATCAGAACCGGAAGGATTCAGGAAAGGTTATGATGTTAAATGGATGAAGAAAGAAGGTCCTGTCCACCCGGATTACTATAAAGTATTCCCGGATGAGAAAAAGTAATGTTCGGGTTTCCTCTTTGAAGGGAGGTGAAATATATTATGGGGAGAGCAAGTAGTTTTATACCAGCTTTGAAATATGGGCACAAGATTTTCCCGGAGAATTTAGCCGGAATGATCGGACAGCCTGTGGTGGGTAACGTATTTTACGTTGATGCTAATGCCGGAAGCGACACAGCTAACGCGGGTAAATCTTTCAAGGATGCATTCAAAACTTTAGGCGCAGCTTATGCCGCGTGTACCAGTTACAATTATGATGTAATCATAGTTGCTCCTACTGCAAATTCGGTAACGGTTGAAGCGTCTATAGTTTGGGCTAAAAGTTTTATTAC